AACAAAGGGTTTGCCGTTGGCGGTGAAAAAGATTTTGAACCACACATAGGTAAAAATAGAACATACATGAATGTGTATTTATCAGACCCTATAGTTCGTAGTTTAATTGATTTACCATGTTTGTACGCAGTTAAAGATAATTTTGATATAGTTACAGCAGACGAAGACGTTAGAGAAGAAGTAGAAGAAATGTTCCGCGATATAAATATAGAACATATATTATATGGTTGGGTAAGAAATGCTCGTATTTTTGGTACAGGATATTTAGAATGGACAGGAGACAACTTAGTTCTCAGGTCTAGTCAGAATATGTTTGTAAAAAGGAATGAGCATGGTCAGATAATGTATTATTATCAAAAAGTAGGAGATGACGATGAAAACGTTAGATTCGAAGAAGATGAAATAATAGAACTTAAAAATAATCAATTCGATGATTTTGCTTATGGTCTATCTGATATACACCCTATTTTATATTTAGTGGATTTAAAAGATTATGCAGAACGAGATATAGGAGCCGCATTAAATAAATATGCTTCTAGTCGTTTTGATGTGTCCTGTGGTTTACCCGATATGCCATATGGACCAGATAAGATTAACGAAATTGTAGACGCTTTTAACAACTTAGCCCCCGGTGAAGATATAATTCACGGAAATGATATAATGATTAAAGAACTACAAGGCACACAACGAGCTTTTGAATATGGAAAATATACAGATGATATATTAGATAAAATTCATGTAGCTCTTAAAACCCCTCGAACTATGTGGACAGACCCAGATAAGGCTCGTCCAATTTTTGAACCATATGTTCGATATTTACAAACTATGATAGAAGGGGCACTTAATGCTCAACTAATGCCTCAATTAGAAAAGGGCGACGCTAAATTTAAGTTTAGACAAATTAATATTGAAGATTCTTTCACTAAAGCCAAGACTGATATGATTTATCTGTCTGAAGGAGTGTTATCACCCGGTGAAGTTAGAGAAGAGAGAGGTCTTGACCCAGAGGGAGTAGCTGAATTAGATATGGAAACCTCAGAGGATATCAAGGCATCTCCTATCAAAAAAGAACAAAGTGATAAGAATGCGAACATATCTGGAGGAAAAGACCAAGACAAAAGGGAAGAATCCTCGAGAGCACAAAACAGGGGTAACAAACCCTCCGCAAACGCAACAGGAGATAGAGCATGACATTCGAAAAATGTATGATACAAACTAAATCAAACCTGAAGAAGAGGGGTTTTGATAACCCTGAAGAGATTGCAGCCGGCATGTGTAGCATGTGGGCTGAAGAGAATGGCGTAGAGCGGGAATTTGCAGAGGGCACCGATGTCGCACCCGTTCAGAGAACATTTGCATTAGCAGTGGCTGAGGGTGACGATATAACATTTTCCAGTGATGAGGGAATCGACTCTGTATCATTCCCAGTCATCGCTATTACATCCGGACCTCACGAATATGAGGTAGAAGGAGAAGAACATAAAGTTTACATCGAAGGAGGGATGTTAAAAGATAATTTAGAATCATTTAGCGAGCTCCCGATTTATGTAGACCATCAAAGAACAACTGAGGACCTTATCGGCATGGCAACGAAGCCTGAGTTGATTCAGATGGATAATGGAAAGACCGCCATCAGGATGCTAGCAACAGTATCTAATAAATATGGTCGTGGTCAAGAAGTAATGAATAAAGTTAAGGAAGGAGACATGACACATGTAAGTATTGATTGGTTTTCCAATGATATTGATGTCATGGGTGACACTTATGCCACTAACATTCGTCCTACAGAGGTAAGTTTCATTGACAATGAAAAGATGGACCCAGTCTGTAAGGAATGTACAATAGAAGACGGAAAGGAATGTGAAACACACGAGGACTCCAATGATAAAGATTGCGACTCTGGTTGTGAATCTTGTAATATTGGAGAGAAGTGTGATGATGGAGACACAGAGGTAAATATGTCAGAAGAGACAAAAGAAACAACTGTAAAATCCGACGCAGAAAGCATTGTCGAACGTGAGTTCGCTTCACTACGCTCACAGCTTGAAGAAGCAGAAGCATCTAAGAAGGAAATCGAATCTGAGTTTAAAGCAGCTATGAAAGAGCTAGACGCATTCAAAGCAGCAGAAGAAGAGAGAGCCGAAAAAGAAGCAGAAGCCCGAAAGCTTGCAGCAGTAGAAGCTATCATATCTAAGGAAGTTTTATTCGGTACACTCGAAGAAGCAACCAAAGAAGCTCGCGTAGAAGAACTTTCAGCTTGGGATGAATCCAGATTGACTGGATTTAGCGACGCTCTTGCAGCAATGCCTGAGCCAAACGCAGAAATCGAAAGGTCTTTCGGTAAAGGTAAAGCATCAGATGATGGTGAAGAACCAGTTACAGAAAGAGAATTTGGTATGAAAGTAGAAGGCGGTCAAATTAGATTGAATCGTTCTATCTACAAAAGAGGTGATTAAATATGGCAACAGAAATTTTAATTAACGACGGTGGAGCACCAGCACGTATACTTCCGTATACCGCAGCTGAGGCTATCGTAGCCGGAGATGCATGTACTATCAATGCTGATGGTAAATTGCAAAAAGCAGACACAGGCGATGCTCTATTCAAATTTGCATACGCAGGTATCGCTCTAACAAACATTGATTCAGGAGCTGTAGGCTCTTTAATTACAGGTGTTGGAGTTGTATTGAACATTAACTGTGCAGACGTAGCAGCTGGTTCAGCTATGATGATGGGTACAGCAGTTCCCGGTCAATTAGTACTAGCAACTAATGCAGCAGCCGCAGCAAAAGCACAAGCTGTAGTATTAGAAGCAGCAGCAACGGCAGGAGCAGGTCTACATAAATGTCAGACCCTGTGAGATAAAGGAGATATAAAATATGCCCGACTACCCAACAGCAACACCCGGTTTATTGACCAGTTTGAATACTGGCTCAGTTGACGGAGGTTTAGGAGAGAGAGTACTTATTGATTATAAGGAAGCTATCATGGACTACAAAGTCACTGACCTTCCTGCAATGTCTTTCTTCGCTGAACCAATGACAACCGATACCGGTGGTAATATTGATATTACATTAGCACGACCTAGCATGAAGCTAGAACAAATAAATGAGGGAACAACTCCTGAATACCAACACACCAAGCTACGCTCCGAGCGTATCTCAGTGAAAGAATGGGGTATTGCAGTAGGTGTAACCCGCAGAATGATTGAAGATTCAAGGTTCAACGAAGTTGAAATGGCTTTGAATGAAGCTCGCAGAGCTGTAGACCGTCACATGACTGACAACGTTGTCAAAGTCATTTTCGGTGGAAACGCTGCTGATGCTACATACGGAACCGTCGCAATAGACGAAACCACAACTGAAGCAACAATCACAACGTTTGCAACCAACCCATACTCCGGATTCTTCGGAGCAGGTATGGCAGCAGCTGATATCGACAGCGGAAGTTCACGTTTGAACTCCTACGGAAACGAATCTGCAACCAGATTAATCCGTAATTCATACGTAAGAGCCGCAGGTGACACAGCAGGAGACTTAGCTCTCTCTGATATCACACAAGGTATCGACCGCATCTCTACCCACGGGTACAATGCAAGCTACTTGTTTATTTCACCTGCACACTACAAGTCATTATTAGACTTGGGTGACTTCGTAACTGCTTTCACAGCAGGACAAGGAGAAGCTGGTGGAGCAGCAAACCCAACTCAAGCAGCTATGATGCCCGGAAGCCCTGTTAATAACACAGCTTCTACTGGTGTCGTTGGTTCACTTTACGGTCTAACCGTAGTAGTTAACGCTTGGGTACCTTCAACAAGATTTGGTGTTTTTGACCTTTCCGTTAAACCTATGGTTTACGTAGAAAGAAGACCACTCACTGTAGAAGAAGCCAATCCCGGATTCGGAATTGTCGGTTCCTACATGTCTATGAGATACGGTCTTAAGGTCATCAGACCTGAAGTTGGATGTATTTTCATTAACGGAGCTACTGGTTAAGCTTAGTTAATTAGCCTTTGGGGGGCTGGCGAGGAAATGCCTCCCAATATGATGGTTAGCACGCCTCTTACGAGGTCTCCGTTTGGCGCCATTATAAATAACAGGAGATAAAATATGACAATAGAAATAGATAATAGAATTTTTTGCTGCTGCGGCAACATGGTTGACCCAGTAGACGAAAACGAATATGCAAGACATCTTTGCACCTGTGTAGGTGAGTAAAGATGGGATATAAATTTGGATACAAGGCAAGTTTTGGAAGCGGTAATATCTTTTCAAATAATGCCGATGAGAGAACCGTTCAAGTTGGATACAATAACACAACCTACAGTGATGATTCATTTACCGCAGGGCGCGGTAACGTAGTATCAGGTAGTCACTCTTGTGTGGCTATGGGTACTGGAAACACAGTAGAAGTGTATACTGGTATAGCTTTAGGAATGAGTAACACAGTAAATGAGGCAGCTACCAATGGTGGTGTGGCTATAGGAAGTGGAAATACCGTTAAAGGTATAGCTGCTACAGTTATGGGTGAAGGTAATACCGTTGGTGTAGGTGGATTAAGTACTGATGGTCGTGCAGCATTTGCTGCTGGAAGAGTTAACACATTACTTCCTAGTTACGGTTTCGCATCAGGATATGGACACTCTGTGTCTGGTGCCTCAACAGGTACCTCTGCACTGGGACTTCTTCACATAGCTGACGAAAATTCCTACGGTGCTACTCTTTTAGGATATGGAGCAAAATCAAGTCGGTATGGAGAAATAGTACATGCTGCAACAGCATTTTCAGCAACTGGGGATGCTCAAATCTGTCATTTGCTTTCAAAGAATCAAACAACAGATGGAACAGAAACTGAACTTTTTACCAATGGTTCAGATAAACGAATAACAATACCAGCCAATACTAATGCAACGTTTAGTGTATTAATTATTGCTAGACAGACAAATGGTGCTGGTGAAGGTGGAAGTTATAAATTAGAAGGAGCTATATCTAATGAAGGTGGTACTACATCTTTAATAGGTTCAGTAACTAAAACAGTCCTAGCCGAAGACGTCGCTGGATGGGATGTAGCTGCTACGGCAGATGACGCTAATGATGCACTTAAATTAACAGGAACTGGCGCTGTCGGTGACAACTGTAATTGGGTTGCATATACAACATTAGTGCAGACGACAGGTTAAATAGGAGATAAATAATGAGTACAAATTATAGATATGGGGGCAGTAAAGCCCAATATGGTTTAAGTAATACCATTCCTACCGGTTCCGGAGAAAGCGAATACAATTATTGTTTCGGGTCTGGAAATACTATGGTGGGAGATGCAGACTGGCGGTTTGCCGCTGGTGCAGCTAATATACTTAGCGGTGCCGCCAAAGGTGGCGTAACGCTAGGATATAGTAATGAGATAGATAATCTTTACGGAATAGCTCTTGGTCAAGGAAATGACATTAAGACAACCGCTTCAGGCGCATGGGGTGCTGCCGTAATAGGTAAACAGAATAAAATCCAACAAGGAGATGACGGTTGTATTGCTATGGGAATAGCAAACACGTTAGCTACTGGTGG